TTGGGTTCGGTCATGGGCTTCTGGCAGGAGAGGGCTACTTCGATGGCCCAGCGGGGGATCAAGCAGGGGTTGAAGGTGAAGATCGTGTCGGTGTGGCAGAAGTCCTCGTGGTCGCACCAGCGGTCGGGTTCGACGGCCATGAGGTCGCCCGCAGCACCTTCTACGGGCCCGTGGGGCTGGCGTTTGAGGGCGAGCTGGGAGAGGTAGGGGGTGGACTGGAGAATGCCCATCATCCGCTCCAGGTCCACCGGCTCGTTGTAGGTGAAGTCGTCCTCGGCGTGCCACACGTAGTCGAAGCTGGCGACCGAGGCCCAGGCGGTGCGGACGGCGGCGCTGCAACCCTGGCGCTCGGGGTGGTGGAGGATGGCCCAGGAGTCGTACTGCTCCTCTAGCCAGTTGCCGTAGTTCTCATCGCCCGAGTCGTCCACGATGAGGCGATAGTCAACGAAGGGGATGGCCTCGTCAAGGCTGGCGATGGCTTGGGAGACAAGCTCCCGCCGACCGTCGGTGATGACCACCAAGGCGACGTTCACGAGGGTTTGGTACCCTGGGGGCGCAGGGCCATGAACCCGGCCTTGCGCGCTGCCTTCCCGTTGGCACGATCGTTGTCCACAAGCGTCGAGGCTCCGACGTGGCGCATGTAGTTGACCTTCTGGTGGGCTACGTCGTTCTCGGGGTCAGCGACGACCACCAGCTTGTCATAGCAGTGCCCGCAGCCGAGGTCTTCCAACTGCTGACGCTTGACCTCTAGGGCCTCTTGGTCGGCGTGCTCCGCCTCCCACCCGCTGACGATGTGGACCTGCACCCCGCCCGCCTGGAGGCACTCCATGAGCGTCCTCATCTGGTCGGGGTAAGCGGTCACGGTCGAATTCAAGTCGATGCACCACACCTCAGGCTCCGACATAGGGGACCTCCGTGCATCGACAATTCGGGTGAGTAGGAGGCCCTCCGTTGGGCCAACTGTCGTTGACCCCGATCGGACTGGCGTCAGCATTCTCCCGGCATAGCGGGCAGCAGTCGGGGTAAACCACTAGGGCGAGTTTGAGGACGTGGGAGCCGCGGTACAGGGAACGGCGAGCAGCGGTGGAGGCCCTGGCGTACTCCGTCGTGGCTATCAATTGAGCGCGGGCCGAGTCGTGGATGATCTCCTCGACGCGAGCCACGGTCTGCTTCATCGGCGTCCCGTCGCGCACAGCCTGAGCGATCACGTCCCCGATCCGGTGGACCTGGCTTTCGGTGATCCCCTGGAGGGTGATGCCCTGCTGGCGCAGGAGCTCGGCCATCGTCTCGCCGGGGAGTCGGGCGGCGAGGTCGTGATGGCCGGGCTCCCATTCCTCCCAATAGCTCTCGGGTAGCCCCAGAGGGGGGAGAGGCTTCCCAGAGGCTTGTGAGGCCTCGTAGGCCCCTTGGAGGAGAGCGTCACCGTACAGCGCTGTCAAAGCAGCAGCCAGGCCGGTGGTGACCAACTGGGCGTTGAGGAGGGCAAGGACGGCGCTGCCCACCCCGCCAGCGACCGCAGTAGCCGGTCCCGCTAGGGCAGCGCTCGCTCCGATGCCTGCGGCGGCCGCCGTTGTCGTCGGCGCGCTGGCCATGGCCTGTAGCACCCGCTGGTACTTGGGGGTGTTCTGTGTGCCAGGGGAGGTCTGCGTAATCGCCTTGTGGACCGACGTGTACGCGGCGCGGATCGCATGGCGAACGGTGTCCCCCTCGATCACCTGGGCCATCGAGTCTTGGATGATCGGGGTGTAGTGGGCGATGATGCGGTCGGTGTGGCGGTGGAACTGCGCTTTGAGGATCGGGGCGATGTCCTCGACCTGCTCCGAGAGCTTCTCTCGGATGCGGGGGTCTTCTAGGTCGTCGGGGTCCCACCACTGAGCAGCGGATACCTCGTCGCGCTGGGGGTGAAGGGTTAGGTCGGCCTCGCAGGGCACTCGGACCACGAAACCCTCGTATACCCCGTCGTCGCTGACCCACCCCCCCACGGGCTCAGTCGCCTCAGGCAGAGTGGCACCTGTTTCCTCAGACCACTCGCGCAGGGCGCCGGCCCATACAGAGGGGTCAGCCTCCCCATCGTGTCCACCGTCCAACCGGCCCCCGGGAGCTTCAAAACGGGCATACGCCTCTCCCTCGTCGTGCTTGTCGGGGTGACGCTGGACCAACAGGACGCGTCCGGTGTCTTCGGCTTGGACAAGGATGCCGGCCGCTTCGCGGTTCAGCCCCTTGCCGGGGCTGTCACTTTTCCCACCGAATGGGAGAAGGCCGCGATCACTTCCTCTCGGGTCTTCGCGTGCTGGAGGCGCTCCCAGATGGGGTTGGCCCACTCGAAGGGGAGGTCGTCGAAGCGCCGAGGGGGCAGACCCTTCTTGACCCGGTTGAGGGCGTTCTCTTTCCACTGACGGAGGGCCTTCTCGGCCTCTTCGTCGTCCTCGTCCTCGGGGTCCTTCTTCAGCTTGGGCCCTTGGAGGTCCACCCCTTGGATGCCGGTGTCCACCATCAGCCCACCTGTGACTGTCGTGGGGTTGGAGAAGCCTCGCGTGACCCCAGGGCCTCCGGTGTTGTCGATGCCTGTCCCGTCCTTGGAGATGCCCATGCGGTCCAAGAGCAGGTCGATCAGTTCGTAGGCTTCGACCAGGGAGTCTTTGGCGACGTTCTTCGGTTGAGTCGGACCGTCTCCCGTAGCAGGCTTGGTTATCATCGGCGGCTGCATGGCGGGGCGGAACTGCTGGGCCGAACGTGGGTCCCCGTTCTCCAGGGCCATGTTCGTCTGCATTTGGGCCGTGGAGTTCTGGGCGTCCTTGTAGTCCTGGCTGCCGATGACCGGGAGGGTCCCCGGAGCCGAGATGAAGGGGTGGTCGATGAACTGCTGCTCGTGGGCAGGGCCGTAGGTTGTCGCATCGACCTTCCCGGCAAGCGAGTGGATGGCGAGCAGAGGGATCGGGCCGCCGCGGGTGTTGTCCATGATCCGGGGGGTGGGGATCTCGCGGCTGATCCGCTTGCCGAGGGTCATGCGTACCTCGTCGGATGAGAGAGTCCCGTTCTTGATGTAGAGGTCGTTGGCCTGGGCCACCTCGAGGCGGTGCTGCGTCCCTTGTCCGGTGTCGAACTGGATGCGCGCCCGGAGCTTCAGGTTCTCCAAGAGGAACTGGTTGATGACATCCTCGACGAACCGAACTACGGGGAGAGTACCAACGCGGAACTGGACGTCTACCTGCACTTCACCCGTTGCGCGGTTGACGTCTTCGGTGAAGCCCAAGTCGTTCGCGGTGACCCCGAAGGCGGCTGCGGTGCAGCGCATCAGGTAGAGCGGGAACTCCTTGTCGAAGACGGTGGGCTTGACCGCGGTGAAGGTAGCACCAGCCGGGACCCAGCGGACCTGGTTGAGCTTGGACTGGTCGCCGAGCATGACCGCGTCCCAGGTCTCCTGCCACTCCTGTACCTGGATGGGGTCGGAGAGGTCAGGGGGGGCCTCCATGAAGCCGGCGGGGATAGTCCCTTCGGTGAAGTACTGGAGGAAGTGCCACTGGAAGCGGATGTCCGTGTTGGCCTGGATGAGCACGGCTTCCATCGGAGCTAGCCCGTACTGGCTCTCGGGGAGCGGGTTCAAGCGCTGGTAAATGATGTCGTCGGCCGCCAGCCACACCCAGGGGAGACCCTCGATGATCTGCACGAACGAGGGAACGGTGTCGCCCTCCCAAATGCCCTCGGGGGTGGCGTTCGTGTCGTCCTCGTCGGCGGGGGGCCGACCGAAGAAGTCCACCAAGGGGATCAGGGTCGTCCCCGAGATGACTTCCAGGGAGATCGGCTCCTGCGCCTCGTTGCGGCGGATGTAGAGCGCCCCAGCGTCATAACGAAGGACGTCCTGAAGCCACTCCGCGAGCCAGGTACGGAAGGGCTGGCGCTTGTCCGGGGAGGCCATGAACTCCTCGGCCTTGGCGATGTCCTCCGTAGCGTCTTCTAGGACGTTCTGGGGCGGGATGAACTGGTAGTCCAGCGAGCGGACGTCGTTGATGAGGTGGCGCACCGCGATCTGGGCCGCGTAGTACGAGTCGATGATCGCCTTGAGCGTCGGGAACGAGATGCGGTTCCAACGCGGGACGAGCTGGACGTTCTCACCAACGGAGTAGTCCCAGGTACGCGGGGGGCGGCGGTAGCCCCAGAAGGGATCGAGCGGCCTGCCGGGAGGAAAGGGGGGGCCCCACGACAGGCCGTGCTCGGCTAGTGCCGCCTCTAGCTCCGCGGGCGCCCGGCCGAAGGAGGACGCCAAGTTCTGCGTGACCCTAGCCAGGAGGGCGTTGTTGACCGTCCCCTGGTTCGACCAGGACGTTCCCGGCATCTTGGCCGCATTGCCGGTCAGGAAGGCCTTGGCTACGGCGTCCATGGCCTTCTTCAGGGCGGCGTCGTCAGGATCGGGACGCTCCATGACCTCAACAGAGGCGACAGGCACGGGAGGCAGGGCGCGCCGAGGCGGGGGGGCCAAGGTGTCCTTGTAGGCGGAAGGTTCGCCCCTGAGGCGCCGCTGGCGCTCCATGGGGGTCTCAGGCACCGGCTTCCGCCTGGCGCAGCAATGCGGGTTCCACCAACGCCAGCCTTCGCTCCAGATAGGCGCGCTCTGCCCCGACCGGTACCCAATGAGCAGGGGCACTCATCCCGCGGGCCCTGGGAAGTGGGAGCTGGTGGCCACAGTCGACGCAAAAGGCCGCCAAGGTGCGGGAACTGGGAGAGCTAGGCGCCCAAATGAGGGACCTCCCGGTCCCAGGACAGATAACCGGTTTCATCGGCCCGCCAGGGCCATCTTGCGCTCCAGATCAGCTTGGGCCATGGCGTCAACCTCTTCGTGAGACCGGCCGCAGTGGACACAGCGACCGTCGGGGAACCAGCGATGGGTACAGGCTCGAGCGGGAGCTTGGGGGGCGTCGATGAACT